AGTAGTCCTTGAGATATAAAGTGGCTTGCTTGACAGATTCAGGATCATCCATCTTGAAGCTAATGTCAAAACCTTGATCAAATTTAGATGACGCCTGTCCTTGTCGTTTCTTACCCTCGCTAACGAAATGTAATGTAGTGACATCACCGGCGGAAGATATACCTTCAAGTTGAGCCTTCACGTTCTCTCCATCCTTGTTCACGTAAGATATAGATTTAGTACCAACGAACCTTTGAATGGCATCTTTCTCTCCATTAAGCGCTCTCTGTATGTAATCAAGAGCCACATCAACATTCTCCATCTTTCTACTCTCAGAGTAACTAACGTAGTTCGGGTCTTTCTGCAACGATTGTTTCACGTTCTGGTCTGCCGCCATAGCCACACGATCAACGAAATAAGCCTTGGCTTGTTCTGGAGTATCCCACAACCCTATCGTGGCCCCTTTCTGCATGTAAGGATTGGTTTCGTAATTATTACGGAACGTCGATTCCCAGTAATCACCCGCCCTTTGTTTTATATTATTAAGGTTAGTGGACTCTATATTGAGTATGTTGCCGTCAGGGGTTCTCTGGAAACTTCTCACTACGGAATCACCTATCTGCTTGATGGAATTATTCATCAACCCGTCAAGGTCCACGAACGGTTTCAGTTTTCCGCTTAATTTAGCCTTTAGCTCCGATGGAGAACCTGACGCTATCGGCCTACCTTTCCTGTCATATATAGTGTAGTTTAACATCCCGTTTTGGTACCACATGTCAATACTATCTCCAATACTATAAATACCGGTGCTTTTCTGTTTAACACCATTCTCGCCGGCAGACATGATAGCGTATCCTATGTCGTTCACCAGATCGGCGTTCATCACTTCATCTATACCCCCCTTCCCCGTATTTGCAAGGCCTTCAAGGAACCCTTGAAAATCTTTCATCTGGTTGGTGTAAGATGCAGCCTTGTTCTTCATGTCACCGATCTTTACCATGATCTCTGACTTGCGAGTGGGGGTGATAAGCGGGTTCGCCAGCTCCCTTCTCATGTCAGCTATCTCGTTCTGGGTATGCTCCATCAATATCGCTATACTGTCCCTGTCGAAAGCCTGTGGTTGAAGGTCTAGCGCTCCGGTAGCCAGCTTGTCAAATTCTTTCAAGTTAGCTTGTAATTCATCTTGAGCCTCTTTCGCTCGTTTGGCGTACAGCTTTTCTTGCTCAAGCTCCATAGCTTTTAGTTGCATCCCCATGTTAAGGGAATTCATCGCGGTTTGCCCGAAGTCGGCCTCTATGGGTTTCACCCCCATGTAAGCCTCTCCTGTATATTGATTCGCCATGTTACTTCAATTTTAAAGTTGGTTGAGGTGGCATTACTGATGTTACCGGGGTTCCAGTACCCGTGAATTTACCCAAGTCATTCACTCCCAGTGATCCGGTTGATGTCATGGGATCAACGTTCTTTCTTCTGGTCAAGTCAAGACCTGATAACATCCCGCCTATTGACTGCAAGCCACCTAGTGCCTCCGTCATTCCAGCGTACCGACCCTGTCTTCCCGCCTCGTACAAGGCACCGTAACCGGCAAGCTCCCGTTGTTCACGGTTCTCCCTAGCTTGGAATTCCCTGCTCTCTTGCTCGGCTGCCATGATTGCTTGTTGTTTTTGTAACTCGTACAACTGGTTCTGGAAATTAGCCGCCAGTTGTTCCTCTTGAGCGTAAGTTTGCTCCTGTATGCCGGGTAATAAAGACAATCCCCTCGCCCCGGCAGAGGATGCCTGTTCTGAATAGTTAGCCGACTCTTGCTGTACCCTCTTCAATTGTTGAACGTACTGGTCGGTTGGCGCGTCTACCGCCATGAGATAGTTGTTGAAATCTATCTCTTGGCGCTGGTAGTTGTCAATGTTCTTCTTCGCTTCTCTCGCCTGTTTCGCCTCTTTCACGGACTTGGCTACCCCTAAACCCGTTGATGCTAGCGCCGTTCCGGCGAGGATGATAGATGTCGCTGCTGCCATCACTTTAAAATTTTAATCATTTGAACCATGTTCGTGTCACTAATCTCGAAACCACATTTCTTGAGGCCGTTCACGAGACCGGCATCGTTAGAAGTGGTAAATATCGCTTCCACGCCCGTTGCCCGCAGCATGGATTCCAATTCCCCAACCAAGAATTCTTTCGCCCCCCTCTTCCGGGAAACGTCGATCTTCTTGCTTGTCAATAACCATTCTAGCCAGCATATCCCCGTTCCTGTCATGTACACGAAAGCCACGTACAACGGGCCTTCATCGTCTTCCACGATACAACCGGCGGGAAGAAAGGACGGGGGTACTGGCTTCCACCCCCACTCTTTCCACCATTCGCTTATCATGGCATGATCGGACGGTTCGTAATTCCTGATTTTAAATTTTCGATTCATCTATATCTAGTTGTATTGATTTAACGAGTAACTTCTCTTTGTCAACGCTAAAGTACGAAATTATTTCGAGATATTTCCCCCTGATAGCGTCACCGTTAACCCCGTCATCAACCTTGACGTAAAGCACCTGACCTTCCTTGATGTTCACCGGGTCTTCAAGAGTTATCTCGTCATCGTTTATCTCCTTGATGCGAGATACTTTTTCCCCGTCCTTGAACACGTCAAGCCCGGTATCCACGAGGTTCGCCGTGTAAGCCCTGAAAGTGTCAAGAGCCTCCTCGTCTCCAGCCGCCACGTAAAGCAATACCGGTTGAGACGTGCCTTCCGCCTTCGGGATGAACGATTCTAGCAAGTTCTCCTTCTTCTTGAAGTAAGATTGATCTATCGTTCTCTCCAAGTCAAACGTCTTGAACGTGGTGGTGGAGGGGGGGGTGTTGGATTCCATTACGATACTGTTATACACCTTGTTTGAATCCATGTACTCGTTGTTCACCATGTGAATCTTGCTCGTGACGGTCTTGCCCAGTAACAGGTTCTGGTATCCCGGTTCCCCTCCCATCCTTCTTATGATGGTATCCCTCGTGGAGAAACAGTAAGCGCCGGCTCTTGCCATGAGGTCAGGC